GATGGGATGGATTTGATGGTGGCCGCCTGGAATCAGGATGGATCAGACGTGGGTGAAGGGGGAGATGCGCACGCGGATGAGCTGATTGGCCGCCGAGGCCGCGTCGACCGCATAACCGGTCTCATTGTGGGTCGAGGTGGCGTCGGTAGCCACCGTGGGATCCGAGGTCCCCGAGACGCCCGCAGTCGTGGCCACGATGGCGCCGCGCGCGATGGCCGCGCTGGAGAGCAGGTACACATACGACTCGGCGGTGGCCACCTCGCAGTAGCTGCCGGCCGCATAGATGTTCTGCCGCTCGTTGTAGATCACGACGCCGAAGACCAGGGAGGCGTCGGTCGGGCCCGTGTGGGCGTCAACCACGATGGCACCCGAGGTGCCGGCAACGAGCTTCACCGTCTGGCCCACCTGGATGTAGGCCACGGAGCTCACGTAGATCTGGGCCGACACGACGTTCGGGGCCGGGATGAGGTCCAGCTGCCCGAGGATCGGGGACTGGAGGAGCACGTTCATCTGCTGTGTGAGAAAGGCCATGGCGGGTATGGGTTAGCGGTTGAGTCGAAAGGTGGGTTCAGTAACGCTTCGCGCCCTCGGCGCACTTGTCGCGGAGGGAGCCCGAGGAAGTGGAGTACCCGGCGTCCGTCACGATGGGCTGCCCATTGCGGCTCGCGCGCTGGAGCGTCTCGAAGAGCTCGTTCTTGCGCTTGGTCTCGGCGGCGTTGAGGCGATCTTTCTCGGCGGCGGCCTCGGCCTCCTTTTTCTGGCAGTCGGCCTCGTTCTTGCGGCACTTGTTGAAGGATTCCTTCAGGGTGGCGATCTCCACACGGACGGGGGGGAGGCCCTCGTAGGCCTCGATGTCGATCATGTGGTTGTGGCCGCCCGTGGCAGCGGCGGTCTGCTCCATCCATGCCGTCCCGAGATCGTTCAGGCGCATCTTCTTCTCGCCGATCATGACCTCGGTGTTGCCATCAAGCTCGATCTTCTCCTGGACCCTTTCCTCGACCGGCTTTCCGTCGACCAGGAGGGGCTTCCCCTCCGCGTCATTCTTCCGTGTGATGCGCTCGAAGAGGAGGGTGAAGATGTTTTTCATGGGGGAAGTGAGAGAGTTCAGACGGAAAACAGCGTCCTCAAACCTGGGCCTCTTGACGATTGCAAGATGGTGAAATTCAAGTTCGGTGATCTCCTTGTCGTAGTGGAATCCGTGATACCTAAGACCTGTCGTGTTGATTGCAACCTTTTTTTCTTTGAAAGCGCATGACGGCCTGTGCCCCCGACGTATCAGGTTCTTCGCGACGTCGGTGTCAACGTATCCATCCACGTAGTACCAGCCGTCGGACTGGTTGTAACGGACGCCGGTCACAGAACCGTTCTCCACATCCTCCGGAACGATCTCCCCGTCCATGGTGATGTGACCGATCGTGAGCGGATTGCCCATAGCCGAGGCGATGCAGCGGTCGATGGTCTCCTTCCTGATCAGGACCACATCCCTCTCGGGCGTGTTCAGGTACGAGATGATCCCGGGCTCGATCATCATGCAGGAGAATTTCGTCTTCGCCCCGCTCCCATCGGCGAGGTTGAACCTCCCGCAAAGGATCTGGCGCAGCTGCTCCTCGAGTACGGCGGTCATATATTCAGAATGGGCAGGGCGAGACACCGGCAGTTGTAGTCCTGCCCCGGGTGACGGCGCCGACCTGTTGCCGGATCAACGACAGGAGCCGATGACCAAGGGAAAGTGCGGCCGTCAAGAACGCGGTGGTTGTTGGATTCGCCGTGAGTAGGTCGTACCTTGGCGTCACCCATGGTTCGCCAAACGTAATGGGTGGACCCGAGGGACCTGTATCGGCTTTCCCGAAACGCCGCCGTGGCGAGCGAAGTCTCGTTCTCGGCGATGAAGGCCGCCTTGCGCTTGATGACCCCGTACTCGGCCCCGATGATCTGGGCGAGCCTGTCGGCGCGGCCCCCCTCGAGGAGATTTTTCTCAACTTTTGCACGTAGGTTGGCTGTGGCTTCGGCGGTGAAATTCTTGATCGCCTGGTCCGCGCCCGACTTGACCTGGGCCCTGATCACTTCCGCGAGGTCATCCGGCAACCCCTTTGAAACGTCCGGTCCCAAGATGTTGGATACGGTCCCGACGAATTGCTTCTGCAAATCTCCGACCATCTTGTCAACCGTCTTTGTAAACTGGATACCTGTCGCGGCGGCCCCGGCGCCGGCCGCGATGAGGAGCAGGAGCTCCGTCACCCGGCGGTGCAGCACCTCGCGCTTCTCCCTCGCCTCCTCAATGACCGCCCGTAGTTCGACGGGCATGACGGGCATCGAGAAGCCGCTCGGGGTCTTGGTCGCCCCGAGTTTCCGCAGTTGGAATGATATTGCGGCAGTGAAGGAGCCGCGGAAAATTCCATCGGCGCCGTACATGATCGTCCCCGCGAGGATGGCGGCGCGCAGGGCGTCGTTCTCGTTGGCCCGGCCCCCCTCGAGCTCGTCAAAGAGGGGCATGAAAATGACCTCATGAAAATACTCCAGAATCTCGCCTTCAGCCAGGTGGGCATACTCATCCTTCCAATGGATCGCGGGGAGGGTGACATTCACTTTGCCGCCGGCTTGGGCTTCGCCTTCGCCTTGTTCGCGTCGGCCGCCATCTCCTTATCGCCATCGGAGGGCTCGCCGTCATTGGGCGCCTGGGGCTCGACGTCGCGCAGGCCCTTCGAGACCTCGGTCTCCATGGTGAGGAGGCCCTCCTTCTTCAGGATCTTGCTGGTCTCGATGCCGGTCGTGAGGCGCTGGGTGAAGAGGGCCAGGGCCCGGTTCTGCTTCGAGGTGTTGACTTGCTCCTCCTGCACGCCGTCTAGGATCCTCAGTGTGGGCCACGAGAGCGTGTACTCTGGGATGAACCCGTGCTTCTGCTGCATCCGCAGGTCCACGACCTCGGTGATCAGGGGCTCGGCGTCCACGCGGGTCTGCTCGACCACGCAGTTGTAATTCTCGATGGAGTCCTCGCCGCCACCGAAGCCCGTGGCCGACTGGCCAAAGAGCTTGTTCATCGGGAATTTGAGTGCGGAGGCCAGGTTGAGGCGCAGCTGCTCCCAGAGCTCGGCCAGCCCCGACCAGGTGATCTGCTTCTGGGTGAACGTGTCCTCCTTGTCCATCGCCAGGGCGTTCTGGAAATTCTTGAGCCTGGTCGAGAGCTGCACGCGCCTCTGGACGTTCGCGGTCCCGTCGTCCGTGAGGAGGGAGTCGTTGAACCCCTCGATGCCGAAGACGTCGATCTTGGCCTCGTCGATCAACTCGAAGATCAGGCCCTCGAACTTCACGAACGAGTTGATCGCGCGCAGGCACCGCTCCATCTCGCTCATCCCCCAGCCCTGGAGGCGCAGCCGGATGTACGACGGAGCCTCGATGCCCAGGACCTTCACGACCCGGGTGTGGTGGAGCGGCAGGCCGTAGTAGTTGAACGGGGTCGGGTTCCTCGTGTCGTAGATGTTGGTCTGCGAGAGGATGAGCTCCCAGCGGTCGGCCGAGATGAACTCGAGGGGCGTCTTCTCCCCGATGGCCTCGATGTCCAGCTCGGTGCGGAAGTCCTGGTCCGTGTTGACGACCAAGCCCGCGCCCCCGTAGAGCCGCGCCCAGTCGAGGGTGGACTTGATCGTATCAATGTCGGAATTGCCGCGCGCCACGCCCGACTGCGGGGCGATCTGCCTCTTGAACTTGGTCTTCTTCCTGGACCGCTTCAGGTCGATCATGAGGCTCTTTATCTCGTCCTCGCCAAGCTCGTCGCACTCGATCGTGAAACCCCCGCGGAAGGCATCCTCCACCGGCTGCTTGACCACGGTCTGCACGAGCCCGAGGGACATGAAGGCGTACGAGAGCAGGATCCGGTTCAAGGAGACCGGGGTGTAGTTGAGCGCGTAGCCCAGCGGATACGGCGAAGAGACGGTCTGGGTCGGCCCGTAGGGGCCCGCGCTCCCGGGACCGCACAGGCCGTCGACCAGTCCGGACAACCCCCAATTTTGGCGCGTGGCCAATTCGTTCATCGCTTGGGCGTATCCTATTTTCCCCGACAGAAGTCAATAAAAAGGCCCCGATTGCCTTGCGGCGACACCGGGGCTCGCCCCTCGCGGGGGTGACTGCCTTTGGAACTACTCCGGTTTCGGCACCGGGATGAAGTCCACGTAGAACGTGTCCCCCGGGCTGTAGACGTTGTGCAGTTCCTTGTTCGCGATCGTGAGTTCGATCTTACCGGATGGTGTCGTCTTCGCGAACGAGTTGTCCTCGTCGTTAGTCGCACCTCCGTAGACCGCGCTCATCGACACGACTTCAGTCCAGCCGCTCTTGAGGATCGACTGAATCTGCATCTTTGCACGCATTGGTTTACTCATGGCGCACAGAACAAAAAGGCCCGTATGACCTTTGTCAATACGGGCCTTCCACTCAGGTTCACAACCAATTAGTACGTTCGCGCGAAATTGGTGCAGGGAGCCGCCTTTCAATCGCATCCGCAAAATCCAGCCCTCACTTTCCCCAAACCGGCTCCCCGCATGTAAAGAACGTCGGCCAGGTGACCTGGTCCGATGGGGCACTCATGGACCGCCCGCGCGCCCGTGTCAAGCCACCCTGCGCTTGGGCCCGAGGACGTTCAGGATCGAGGTGGCCTTGCCCAGCGTGAGCTGCACCCCGTCGGCCCATGCGTCCACCTGGTCGTCCCGCGTGGCCTTTCCGTCCTCCCTGAACTGCGCCATCTCCACCTCGAAGGCCGGGAGCCACGGCGCCTGCCTCGGGAGATAGCACATGCCCGTCTGCTGGTAGGGGAGGATCACCTTCACGCGCGAGACCTTGTCCGTCAGCCGGATGATCCCCTTCGCGGGGACGCCCTTCTTGCGCAGCTCGAGCATGAGGTTGTAGCCGGCGGCGGCCTCCTCGATCGCGGCGAAGGACAGGGGCGACGCGCTGCGGTGGTGCTTGTCCCACATCTTGCGGACGTTCTCCAGGAGGGCGTTCGGGCTCCAGCGCCCCCGCGCCTGGTCTATGAGGAAGTTCCTCTTGAGGGAGCGCCCGTGGCACTGGATGACCCCGTAGTCGTTGGACTCCTTCGCCTTCATGGCCGTGTCGATCGTGAGGACCTTGAGCTCGAACTTGGGCGGTTTCTCCCAGTCGTAATACTGGAAATCCGCCAGCTTGATCAGGTTCCCCCCGAGGACGATGGGCTCCTGCTGGTACTGGCTCGCGTAGGCGAACGGGTTCACCCGCTGCGTGTCCTCGAGCTCCTTCGTCGTCACGGTCTCGGGGATCTGGGACTCCCCGTTCACCATGGCCGGGAATTTCACGAGCTCGGTGTCGTTCGGGTAATTCTCGAGGATGAACCCGGGCATGTCGTCGGGCCCGAGCCGCTGGGCGCAGACGATGATGGGCGTCCACTGCGAGCTGTTGCGCCGGGACTTGAGCGTGTTCTCGAGCCAGAACTGGAGCTTCTCCGTCTCGACGCGGCTCATGACGTCGTCCGGCTTCGCGGGGTCGTCCACCACGATGAACCCGCCGCAGCGCCGCTTGAGGCCGGCGCCGTAGCCCGTGAGGGTCCCCCCGACGCCGTCCCCATAGACCCTGCCGCCCTCCACCGTGACGAAGTGGTCGGCCTGCTGCACCGAGCCCAGGCGCGTCTCGAAGAGCTCCTTGTACCACTCGCTGCTCATGACCTGCTGGATGTAGCGCACGGACGTCGTCGCCAGCTCGTTCGAGTAGCAGCAGTAGATGATCTGGCAGTCCGGAAAGAAGGCCAGGGCCCAGCAGCACAGGGCCTCCATCATCTTCGTCTTTCCCACGCGCGGGGGGATGTTGATTATTATGAAACTCTTCTGGAGCTCCCCCAGAAACGCCTTCTCCAGCATGTCGCAGACCCCGCGGTGGAGATCCTTGAGGGGCAGCTCGAGCCGGCCAAACGGCACGAAGCACTCGGAGAAGAATACCCAGAACGAGATGAACTGGCCCGGGTCCACGGTCAGAGGATCGGGTCCGTATCCAGCGCGCGAATACCTATGTAGACATGCTCGTGGGGCGCCTTGAGCACGAGGGCCCGCTCCACCGTGGCGCGCAGGACCTCGCCCGCGTCCATGAGCGCCGTGTCCGTGTAGATGACGAGGGGGCCGCCCAATATCTCGGGCCTGATCGAGACCAGCCAGGGGCGCTTGGTCGCGGTCATCCGGCCTCCATATCCCGTATCTCGCCCTCGATCCGCTCCGCGATCGTGCGGAGCGTGACGCGCATCTGCGGGGACGCCGAGTCCATGCCGGCGGCCAGGCGGTCCAGCTGCGCGCGCTTTATCTCGACCTGGCTGAAACCCCGGGGCTCCGCAGCCACCGGCGGCGGCCGGTCGGCGGGGTCGGGCCGGCGCAGAAGACGATCGATCCAGGTCCTCATATACACTCCTCTCCTACCTTTTTCGCTGGCGCAGGCAACTCCATTAGCTCGGAGGCCTCGAGGTCGATCGTCTCGCCCTGGCTGTGCGAGGCCTTGATGGCGGCGATCCTGTCCAGGAGGGGGATCGCGGCCACGCCCAGCTGGTTCGTCGGG